ACCTATAGGGTATAAGTTGTTGGTTACCTTACCTAAAATAGAAGAAAAAACCGCTGGAGGTATTATTAAGCCCGATGCTGTAGTAGAACGGGAAGCCACTGCCGCCAATATAGGTTTTGTTGTAGAAATAGGGCCAGATGCTTATAAGGATAAAGAGAAGTTTCCTTCTGGGCCTTGGTGCGAAAAAGGTGATTTTATAGTAATGCGTTCTTACTCTGGTACTCGTATGCATATAGACGGAGAAGAATTTCGTATGATAAACGACGACAGTATTGAAGGTGTCGTTGCCGATCCTCGTGGTTTTTCACGAGCAAACTAGGAGTTAATTATGGCTAGATTAAAGAAATTACTTGACACAGATCAGGAAGTTGACACGGGTTCCTCACAAGAAGTTGACACGGGTTCTGAATCAAAACAAGTCGCTAAAAAGTCTTCTGATTTAGAAATAGAAATTGTTAACGACATTCCCGAAGAAGATAGAGGGAAAGAGCCTTTGAAACCGAACGATAGTCCTGAGCCTTCTGCGGATGAATTGGAGGATTACAGCGATAAAGTTCAAAAACGCATAGATAAACTTAAAAAAGCCTATCATGATGAACGGCGAAATAAGGAAGCTAAGGAGCGAGAAGCTTCAGAAGCGTATAAATATGCTAAATCCATACAGTTAGAAAATAAAAAACTTAAAGAGAACCTGTCAAAAGGCGAAAATGTTTTGGTGGAAGAAGCTAAGGCTAGAGCTGAAGCGGAGTTAGCAGCGGCTAAAGCCCAGTATAAAAAAGCATACGAAGACGGTGATTCTGATAGGCTAGTAGACGCTCAAACTCAAATAGCTTCTGCTACTGTAAATCAGGATAAATGGAATAGTTATGCGCCACAACATTCTGTAAAGGCTGAAAATACTTTGCAAGAACAAAGTAATAATGTATATAATACTGAAAACGCTATTCCTAAGCCCGATGCAAAAGCCGACGCATGGTTTAAAGAGAATACTTGGTTTGGGAAAGATAAAGAAATGACTGCCCTAGCGTATGGGCTGCATGAACAATTAGTTGAAAATGGTGTTGATCCTCGTTCGGATAAATATTATGACAGGATAAATACCAGACTTAGAGAGTTGTTTCCTGATCGCTTTGAATCTAATAATTCGGATTTAGAGACTGATATAGATGAAACTACTCCATCTCGGCAAAGCACTTCTGCTAATGTCGTTGCCCCTGTGAGGCGGAATCCGTCTTCTAAGAAAATTACATTGACTCAAACTCAAGTGGCTCTGGCTAAAAGGCTAGGTGTACCAATCGAGGAATACGCTAAACAAGTAGCTCAATTAAATAGGAGATAGAAGATGGCTAATCGTTTAAATAGAGAATTAAATACACGAGATAAAAAGGCTCGTGCAAAAACTTGGACTCCCCCTACACAATTACCTGATCCCAAACCGGAAGAAGGTTTTTCTTTTAGATGGGTAAGAGTAGCTATACTAGGGCAAGATGACCCTCGCAATGTTTCCATGAGACTCCGTGAAGGATGGGAGCCTGTTAAAGCAGAAGATCATCCTGAACTCGTTGCTGAGTATGGGCTTGTTTCTAATGTAAATAAGTCAGGCAACATTGAAAATGGCGGTCTAATGCTTTGTAAGATTCCATCTGAAATTGCTGATAGTCGTAATGAATATTACAGTAAACTTAATAAGCAACAGGCGGAATCAGTAGATAATAATTTTATGCGGGAAAACAACCCTCGTATGCCTTTATTTAGTGAAAAGCGTACAACGGTATCCCGTGGTTCTAAGTAATTTTTTTGGAGATTTTTAATCATGGCTTATCCATCAGTTTCAGCCCCTTACGGGATGGTTCCGATAGGTCTAATTGGCGGTCAGAATTATGCTGGAGCAGTTCGGCATATGAAGATCGCTTCTGCTTACAACACAAGTATTTTCTCTGGTGATGTAGTAAAGCGAGTTGCGGCTGGCGGTATTGAAAAAGATACTGGCACTACAACGGCTACCCCAGTTGGAGTATTTATGGGTTGTACGTATACAGATCCTAACTCGAACCAAAAGGTATTTAAAAAATACTTTCCAGCAGATACAGCAGCTTCAGATATAGAGGCTTATGTTGTAGACGACCCTGACGCTTTATTTAAGATTGTGTCTTGTTCTGCTACTACTACAGTCGCAGGTATTGCTGTAACTTGTATCGGTAATAATGCTTCCATCATTCAAAATGCAGGGAGTGCAACTACAGGGCAATCTAAGATTGCTTTGACAAGCGGTAGTATTGCTACCACTTTGTCTTTGCCATTACGGATTGTTGATGTTGTTCCAGAAACAACTGATACTTCTGGTAATTACACAGAAGTAATCGTTAAATGGAATGCGCCGTATAATGCTGAAGGCACACCTAATACCACTACGGGTGGTCATTTTTATCACAACCCCATTGGTATATAAGGAGTAATAAATAATGGCTATTTCAAGAGCACAACTACTTAAAGAACTCCTGCCGGGGCTTAATGCTCTGTTTGGTTTGGAGTATGAAAAATATGGCGAAGAGCACAAAGACATCTTCGAGCAAGAGTCCTCAGATAGAGCATTTGAAGAGGAAGTCAAGCTTTCAGGTTTCAGTGCTGCTCCAGTCAAAGACGAAGGTTCGGCTATTGCGTATGACAATGCACAAGAAGCTTGGACTGCTCGTTACAACCATGAAACCATTGCACTTGGTTTTTCAGTCACTGAAGAAGCGATTGAAGATAACCTGTATGACAGCCTATCAAGCCGTTATACAAAGGCACTTGCCCGTGCTATGGCTTACACCAAACAGGTAAAATCTGCTAACGTCCTGAATAATGGATTTAGTAGTAGCTACACTGGTGGTGATGGACTTGAGTTGTTTTCAACAGCACACCCATTAGTTTCTGGGGGTACTAACTCAAACGAGCCTTCTACAGCCGCTGACCTAAATGAAACTTCATTGGAAAATGCAATCATTACGATTGCTGGTTGGGTTGATGAGCGAGATCTGCTTATCGCTGCTCGCCCCATGAAGATGATTGTTCCTCCAGCACTTCAATTTGTTGCTACTAGATTGCTTGATTCTACAAATCGAGTAGGAACTGCTGATAACGATATTAACGCTATCAACAATATGAGTGCTGTACCAAATGGGTACGCAGTTAACCACTTCCTGACTGATACGGATGCTTGGTTCTTAACAACTGATGTACCTAATGGTCTAAAGCATTTTGTCCGTACTCCGATGCAAACGTCTATGGACGGGGACTTCGATACAGGCAATGCTCGTTATAAAGCTCGTGAGCGTTACAGTTTTGGGTGGAGTGATCCACTTGGAATGTTTGGTTCGCCGGGAGCCGATTAATATAGTAGGGTAATGGGGGGATAATACTCCCCCCTTACTTTTTTACTTCTGACAGCGAAAGCTGACACTAGCCGAGACAGGAGATTTATATGGCTAATACTACATTTAATGGAGCAGTGCGCTCCGAAAACGGTTTTAAAACAGTTTCAAAAAACGCTACTACTGGAGTTTATACAGATAAAGCAGTAATGAACTCTTCTGGTAATCTTTACACTACTGCTGGTGGGCATTTACAATATGCAGCAGCTACAGGCTATGGCCCTTCCGATCTTGTTATTGGAAAAGGTGGTTCTCAGTACGGAACTGCAAACCCTTGGGCTGAAAGCTCGACTCAATTATTCCCATTAGGAACTAAGCTTATTTACGGTAACAATGTCTATCGTTATGGTTTGCTTGGCGGCACTGCTGTTACTGCAGGAAAGTTGGTTCAGCACCAAGCCCAAGACTCTGACCACTTGAATATGACTGCTACTGCAGCTGTTAGCGCAGGGGAAACTGATATTTCTGTTGAGACAGGTGGAACTGATCTGACTTTAAATGAATATGCTGACGGTTATCTATGGGTAAATGACGTTAATGGTGAGGGGCAGACAATGAGGGTTAAATCCAACCCTGCTCATGATCACTCCTCAGACCCAAGTGTTGTTATTACAACCTATGATGCTCTGGTAACAGCACTGACTACAAGTTCCCAGTTATCGTTAATTCATAACCCATATTCAGGGATGGTTATCGCTCCAGCTACTGAAACAGGGGCTGTTATGGGTGCTACGGTTATTGATATGACGGCAGACTACTATGGATGGTTTACTGTATCTGGGCCTCAAGCCTTGCTTACAGTAGGTACATTGGTACTTGGTAATATTGCTGTTCGCTCTGGTGGTACAGATGGTGGTGTTGCTCCGGCAACGGATAATGTACTCACGGAAATTGGAGAGGTTATGGCGGTTAATGCCAATACGGAATATTCTCTAATCTGGATGAACATACAGTAATTAATCAGGAGGGGTTTTGCCCCTCCCTTTGATTTGGAGAATATTTTATGGGGATACTAAATGATGTAAAAGCTATCACCATTAGTGATGAAGTAGCTGCGGATGATGATTTTATTGTTACCGCTGCTAGACCAAATACTAGTGCTACGATAGCTAACAGTTCTTTTGCTTCAGGTGGCGCAAGGATTTTGAATGTAACAACTACAGGTACGGGCGATAACGGTAAAACGAACACTATTGTAGGAACGGACGTTTTTGGTGATGCCCTAACTGAAGTTATTACATCTACAGGTTCAGCAGAAGCGGTAGCTGGAACCAAGTATTTTAAAACAATCACTTCTGTAACAAGCTCTGCTCAATTTGCTGCTAATTTAAAAGTTGGTTCTACAGCATCTGCATCACAAGCTATATTTGGCGGGAGAACAAGATTGCAGGGGATGTCTATTGTTTCTGGCGGTACAGCCGGGGTTATCCAGTTTTATGATGGAACACCTGATTCGGGTACTGTTTTGTTTAAAGCTAGAACGATTGGCACAGATAACACTACTGAAGATTATTATTTACCTGCAGGGATTTTATTCGCTAGTGGTATGTCGGTTCAATACACCATTGGAACTATTGACATGATGACATTTTATTACGCATAGGGAGTTTGAATGCCTAAAGTTACTTATACTGATAGCAAAGGTAAACAGAAGTCTAAACATTTTCCATACACTAAAACTGGACTTGCAGCGGCACAGAAATTCGCCAAAGCAAAGAAAGGTAAAATAAAAAAGAAGGAGAAGCGTTATGTGGCATAAACCTGAATACACTGAAGTTCGTTTTGGTTTTGAAGTAACGATGTATATAGCTAATAGGTAATTATTATGGAAGATAACCCTGAAGCTCTAAAAAATGTTGTAGATGGTGTTTCGGCTACTGTGGGTGTCGGGGTTTTCTTTGGTTATATACAGGCACTGGTTGGGCTTTTTACTATTATATGGTTTGCAATCCGAATATGGGAAACTAAAACAGTGCAGGGTTTAATTGGAAAAATAAGGGGTACTTAACATGAGTATGAGAACTGAAAACGAAAAGAAGAAAAGAAAAAAACAACAGAGGCAAGTAGTAGAAGGTAAAAGATCATCATTTGCAACGGGGGGCCCAGTTAAAAAGAAGCCTAGAAAGTTAACGGCGGAAGACAAAGCCACCATTGACAGAGCTTTAGAAAGTACTGGAAGTGGGGAGTATGAGGAAGGAACCCCAATGGATAAGGCGCAGAAAAAAAAGAAGAAAGTAGAAAAAAGGGGAGTCACCGAAAAGATGAGTTACCCAGTACTTGGTCTGCCTAGAATGACCCCGGAGCAAGAAAGGGATATGCTAAGATGGAGCCGTGAGTTGGATAAACAAGACAAACTTAAGAAGTCGTTAAAGAAAGGCCCAACAACCAAAAAAACAAAGATGGGCGGTGGGATGATTAAGAAATACAGTAAAGGCGGTAAAGTTGATGGTCTTGCTATTAGAGGTAGAACCAGAGGCCGTATGGTTAAAGGAAGAAAATAATGGCGTTTTCGCTAAAGAAATTATCTCCCGCTGCAATGGCTGTAGATAAGATACGGGAAAAAGGCTACAACCCGTTAGCTATGTTATCCCCTGCGGCTATGGCTATGGGGCTGCATAAAAGGAAAAAACAACGGGATGCTATGGAATCTATGGAACCTATGGCTGCTATGAAGGAGGGGGGTACGGCTCGTAGACCACAGAGGGTTAAAAAAGTTAAGAAAAGCAAGACAAAGAAAAAGCAGGAGCAAACGCAAAGTCGGATGTCTAGGGGAAGCACAATACTTAAATTTAACAAAGGCGGTAAAGTTGATGGTCTTGCTGTCAAAGGTAAAACCCGATGCCGTATGGTTAAAGGAAGAAAATAATGGCTAATAACAGGTTAAAGGAAATAGAAGCAGAAAAAAGGAAGACTGGTGCTAGTTTAAAGGGCGTTTGGGGAGAGCAACAAAGACGTAAAAAAATAATTCAGAAATATCGAGCTAAAAATAAAGAGGCTGAAGCTACTGCAAAAAGAATTGAAGCTAATCGAGCAAAAGTAGAGAAGACCCAAGATCGGGTTAAGAAAATTTTAGCCCAAGCTGACTTAGATAAGATGTCTTTTAAAAAAGCGTTTAATGAAAAAAGAGTTAATCAAAAGGCTAAAACATTTACATGGCGGGGTAAAAGATACACTACTGAGTTAGCTAAACCTAAACCAGCCCCGTCAAAAAAAGAAAAAGCGGTTAAACCTAAATTACATACACTTCCAAAAACAGAAGCTTATAAGAAAGCACGAGCAGCACAAAATAAACGGCTTAATGAAGCCCTTGAGAAACGACGAAAAACTGTATCTAATACAGCCGCAAGAAAACGAAGAGAATTTCGGCGCATGATGCAGAAAGGGAAAAGATAATGGCTGAGGTAAAAATTGGCGAAAGATACGTAATACCAAAAAAGACAAAAAAGACAAAAAAGACAAAAAAGAAAAAAACGCTGTCTGATGTAGCTGCACAACGCCTACGTATTAGTAAGAAAGCACGAGCAGCAGAAAAAAGAAAGGCAGAGCAAGGAAAAAGAAAGGCAGAGCAAGCACAAAAACAAAGGAA